TGATGCGTTTCTACTTCTTTTACAACTTACAGTTACTAAATCTTTGTTTACTGTGTTAAGTTCTAATTGTATTTGTGTTTCTGTTTTCTTTTCTAAAAATGAACCTAAATGTCCTGTAGGTTTATCTGAACCAAAGTTACTATGAATAACTGTTATAATGTGGCAATTTAATTCCTTTGACCATTTCATTAGTTTCTGTACTACTGCATTTGATTCTTCAATATTGTTTACATCACTACATAAATCAGCTACACCATCTATAATTACTAAACCTACATCTTTACCTTCTAATTTGTCGTACAAGTACCATTCTATAAATTGTATGCGTTCTTTAAATCCTAATTGTCTTAATGCAAACGTATGGTATTTCTTTGTATCTATTTCAGTCATATCAATTGGTCTTCTAAAAACCATTTGAGCGTGAAAGTTCCCTTGCTCTGTATCAAAATGTATAAGGTGTTTTCCGTTGCTGTAACCTTGTAATTCTCCACCGAATGCATCAAGTCTACCTTTCATATATACAGCACTTAAAAGTGAAATAAAGAATGTCTTCTTGCTTTTAGGCGGTGCTTGTACAAAGCTAAAGTTACCATATGTTCCTAATGGTAATGGAAATTCTTTTACACCATCTTTTGTTTCATATGTTTTTGTACCTAAAGATAAAGCAGGTTCAGGATGTTCTATTTTTTGTGTTGGGTCTATTCTTAATTCTGATTCATAGATTTCCATAAGTAATTTTATTCCATCTTCATCAAGTTCTTTCATACTTATTTGATTTTTTAATGTTGTCTTTTGCCCATAATGGCTGAAAATTTGTGTAATGATTAAGTTCTATTACTTCTTTTTCTGTATTTGCTAAAGAAATTGGTTTAATATGGTCTAAATGCCATTCGCCGTGATTTTCTAAAGTCATTCCGTCAGTAAATTTACTTTGAATATACTCTATAAATTCTTTAATTGTACATCCTAATATTTTTTCAGTTCTTGCATCTTTTCTAAATTTATTTGAACCACGCTTAAATGAATTAGTTATATTGCTTCTAATAGCAATTCTTAATTTAAAAATATGGTCTGTTTTTTTTCTATTTTTTACGTATGTTACTGCTAATTTATTTATTTTGTCTTTATTATTTAAACGATATTTATTAATATTTTCCAAATTATTAATTCTCCATTCTTTAAATTGCATACTTCTACGTTCTGAATTTTGTATACGATATTCTTTAATACGTTCAGTATTATTCATCCACCATACTGACATATATTCTTTTTGATATTTTTTTATTTTTTCTTCATTCTTTTTTTTATATATTTTTATATATTCAGTATTATTTTTACACCATAAATTCTGTCGCTTTTTTATCTTTTCTTTGTTGTTTTCTCTATATTCTTTATCAACTTCAGATTTACAAATTTTACAATATCCCATTAAACCATCTTTATTTTTTTTTGCTTTAGGAAAATTGTCTAAATTCTTTTTTTCTTTACATCTAACGCATATTTTCATAATATGTTTTATTTAAAAAGGGGAGCAATATCCCGTTACTCCCCTGATTTAATTTAGAACGGCAAATCTGAAGCTACTTCTTTAGCAGTTGCAGGTTGCTCTTTTTTTACTGCTACGATGTTACCATCTGTCCAAACTACGTTACCGTTACCGATATAGTTTTTAGGTTTCTTAGCTTCACGTTCTTCTTTAGTTTGTGAATCTGTTAAAGAAACATTTTGACCAAATTGGTTTGCTTCATCGTTAATACCGATAGTGAAGTTGTAATAAACTGCTCCATCTTTACCTGCTACAAATTTTTCTTTTGGTAATTTGTCTACTCTTAAACTTACATTAATTAATGCACTCATAATATTTGTTTTTTGATTGTTTACTTTGCCTACTCTATTCAGTTTTCGGCTACCCTGTTTATTTTACTTTTAGTAATTCGTCTTTTACAGCTTTGGCTAATTTATACTTTTTTTCAATAGCTTCTATATTTCCACCACTTTTTAAGTATTCAATTGATTTAGTAAATTCAGGGGTGTTTTTGTTTAGCCATTTTTTGTCATCAGTTGGTGCATTATTTGCGACATCTGTTTTATCGTGCTTATTAGAAGCATCAGCATCTTGTGTATCGTCAATTAGTAATAGGTTACCTAAAGCATACTTTTTAGCATAAGAAGAAGCTGAACCAAATTGTTGTGGCACTTGCATACCTTTTTGGTTTAAGTCTACACCTACAATAGCAGTAGCATTTAATTCATTAATACCATTGTTGTCAAATATAGTTGCGGTTGATTTCAACATAGGAATTGTATTAGCTACAAAATCATTGGTTACTAATTCTTCTGTAATTGTAAAAGATACACCATACTTTTCATTGAATGGTTTTAATCCTTCTAATATATCTTCAGCACTTCTAAAGTTATATTTACCAAAGCTATTGAATCTTGACTTGTTAGCTTTAAATTCAATTTGAATTCTGCTTAATTTTTCGTTTAAAGATAGTTCGTTAAATGATACTATTAGTTTTCCCATTTTAGTTTTGTTTAAGTTCGTAAATTTGTTGTTTAATAATTCTTTTGTATTCTTCTGGTACGTTTTCATCTAATGCTTCAAAGCAATATGTTGCCAGTAAGTTGTTTTCCTGTTTAAGTTTGCAAATTTCTGCTTGTAATGCTTCTATTTGAAATCTGTTAAAGTCGATTAAATCTTTCATATCTTTTAAATTTTTTTAATAATTCTTCTTGCTTCAGCATCAGATTTTGTTGCTCTTAATTTTTGTAAAAATACCGAATCGCATATTCTTTCTGTTTGCCATTCAGCACCTGCTTTAAATCCTTTCATCAATGCCTTATAGTTATTAGTTTCTTGCATTTCAAAATTATTATGCGCATAGTATTCTGCAGCTTGTTCAATTAAATCTTTCATTAGTATCTTAAAATTATTTGGATTAAAAAATACAAGGCTAAAGCTTGTGCGAATAAAATTTGATAATTTGCTTTTGTTAAAAATGTTTTGATTGCTTTCATAATTTCTATTTGTTATTGTTTGATGAAGCAAATATATAACTGCTTTTTGAATATGCAACTATAAAAATTAATTTTAACAAAACTTTAACATTTTAGCCAAAAAAAGAGCTACCGTTTAAAGTAGCTCAATTTAACATTAACCAAATTATAAAGAGAATCAGAAAAGAAATGTCAAGAAGAAATAAGACCTGAATAGTAAGCAATCATATCTGCTATTTCTATATCGTCAAATTTACGTATTTGTTTGGATTGAATCATTAGTTCATCTGCAAAGTTATCACCATATTGTGAACAAAGGTTTTTACCGAATTGGAACTGCATTCCCTGATTAGCAATATTACAACCATAACATTGAACTTGCACATTGTATTCATTCCAACGTGTTGCATAATGTCTACGTGATGCGAAATGCCCTGCTTGTAGTTTCTTGTAATGGTCTTTTTTACCACAAGTATAACATTCAGCAATTTCATTCACCGCATATCTGCGTCTTATATAAATGCTAAACACAGCATCTAATTTTTTAATAAGTGTGCTACGTGATATTTTTTTAGACATATATAATTCTTTGACGTTTACTTTTTCTTTTAATTCTTAATGATTCTGTATTTGAATTTAAATTTAAAGCTGAACAAGCATCTTTTAAACTATCATAAAATATTCCTGATTCAATATCTAAACATATTTTTCTTCTAATTGCGGATAGCTTATCACTATGCTCTTTAGATATTTTTTTACCTTTATGTATTTTGCTTATTATTTGTTTTTGTTTGTCAGAAATAGGAATACCTACATTCCAAGGCACACAACCTTTTTTAAAACTTGCTTTATTTGCTTTTTTAATTCCTTTTGTTCCTGTGTTCCAAGGTTTACATCCTAACTTACCTTCGCCACCATCAGTTAAATTAGCAAGTAATCCATTTTTTTCGCTAATTCTACCATATTCTTTAATAAGTAAAATTTCAAGTTCTAAAGCATCTTCATAAGATATATTTTCATTTACTATTTCAACAATATAGTCTGTTTTTTTAACAATAGAGTTCCATATAACATTTCTTTTTTTACCATAATCATAAGGTCTATTATAATTATTAGAAATGCCAACGTAAAAAACTTTGTTTGTATCTAACCTTATATGTCTATAAACTAATGCCATATTCAAATATAATCAATACATATTAACAATTCCGTTAATAACTTTTAAATTCAGTTGTAATTTTTTTTATATACCTTCGTGGTGTCGAAATACTATATTATGAAAGTAAAGTTTAAAATAAAAAATGAAAAAGATAGATTAAGAGAATTTGTAAAAGAATTTAAATCTATAGAACATTTAAATAAATACAGAGAAACTTTAATAAAAACTAATTGTTTTATATTTAAAGAAACCTATCTACCCTGACCTGCGTATTTTTTTTTGTAGTTTTTACTGCTTTTAAGCGAAGAAGTTTTAGACTTTGAATGTACACAAGGTCTTGATATTTTAACATCTAATTTAGCAGATACTTCAGTTTGTTTTTTAGCCATTACAGAAATAGTTTAATTTTAATTTGTCTATAGATATACATTCCAATAGGAATAAGTAGTAACCATAGATAAACAAAATAGTTTGCTTTTTTATCTATAGTTTTATTCTTTATACTTTTAGTTTCTTGCTTTGATTTAGAAACTCGTTTTAAAACGTTTTTAGATACCTTTTTAGTTGAAGTATCTACAATTACCTTATTGTGTTTTTTGTACTTTAAAACAGCGTTAAAATAGCTTGTACCATCTATTACAATAGGTAAACTATCATTCAATGGTTTGATTTCTAATTCTGTAGTGTTTTCAGTAAAATAAACATTTTTGTTTACAATTGAAGTGCTATCTATTTTTGTGATAGCTGTAGAATCTGTATTGGTTTTAGTTTCTGTTTTAGAAACATCAACATTTCTTGAAGCACAAGAAGTAATTAATAAAAGTAAAGCTAAATATTTCATTTGGTAAAGTATAAAGCTGATTCAGCAATACGTCTATTAGTTAAACCATTTAAAACTTTACCACCTGCTTTATTCCACTTTAAAAACTCTTTAGCTATATTACCATCATTTGGGTTGATGTTAACCAATTTCAACAAAGTAGATTTTTGAAAGTTACCCATACCTACATTATAAGCAAATGCAGTTAAAGCGTTTAATTGATTAACGCTAATTTTAGATTTAACAAGTTTTAATACATCAGCAGCAAATTCATCTGCAGTGTGTGCTAATATTTCGTTAGCGTATTCTCTTGTAATTTGTTTATCTGTTATTTTAACTTTTACACCATTAGGATAGTAAGTATTACCATACCCAATAGTAGAAATACCTGCAGGGCATTTATAAGGTCTATCAGAATAGCCTTCAAAACGTTTTATTAAATCGTAACCTTTATCGCTTAATTTCATTTATATCAGCTTTTATTTCTTTTGCTCTATTAAATGCAACTTTTAACGAGTTCCAAATGTCTACTTTAAATGTTTCTTCTATGTTTTCTTTAATAGATACTAATTCAACAAAGATTAATAATATAGCACATATCTTGGTGAACATAAAATCAAACCCAAATGCGTGTTTAATAAATTCATTTAAAACAAACCTATCTATTAAAAAAAGAAATATAATACATATTTCGTATAATGCCATTTTAGAAATAACATTTGATAATTTTCTACTTCTTATTGATTCCAATCCGTTTAATTTAATGCTTTTAAATATACCCGTAAAAGTATCTAATATTATCGCACTACCTACGGCTATTAATAAGCCATAGATAGGTACGAATAATAAAATTAAAGAAGCAAAGATGTAATTAAGATACTTCACTATTTTCTTC